ATGTAACAGACAGTGTTTACTCTAATGATGAATTTGAAGTTGATTTATGCAATGGAACCGTTAAACATAAATATAAATTGCAAAATAGAGGGAATCTTATAGGTGCTTATTGTCTTGTGTTTATGAAAGATGAAAAACCCTTCTATGGATTTGCGAGCTTAAAAGAATATTCAACTGGTAAATCGCTATGGAATCCAGAAACAGGAAAGCCTGAAACCATGATAAAGAAGGTTGCAGAAAGCCAAACTATTAGACAGGCTGCTCCTTCATATTTTAATGGTACCTATGATGAATCAGAAGATTGGTCAAAAGAAGACAAAAAAGTAATAAATAAACCTGTAAAAGAAAAAGAAAATTCAGAAACAGTAATTATTGATCAAGATGGAAATGAAATTGGAATAGATAATGATGTAATGGATGTTTTTGTAAATATAATAAAAACTTGTGAAACTATAGAAGAATTAAAGCAAACTGCACAGTCTATTAAAAAAGCAAGCGTTAATAAAAAACAAAGAGAAGAGTTAAGAATGCTTTACGATGATAAAATGAATTATCTAAAAGAAGAATTCCTTAAGCAAGATATTTTAATGTAGGATAATAAAATGAAATGGTTATTTTATATTCAAGAAAAATATAATAATTATATAATTTATTTAGCAGTCACTAATTACCAGAAAAGTTCCTTGAAATTATATCTTAATTTATATAATTTTATGGATAGTAAAAATTTAAAATTTAGAGAAAATAAAAATGAATAAAGAAATTAAATGTGATGAGTATTTGAATGAAACACCTGAAAATTATATTGATTATATGCGTTATTCTCTTGCATTAAAATTAAAAGATGATCCAGAATATTTTCACATATTAAATGAAATATTTGGATTAAAAGAAAATTATCACTTTTCGGATAATAAATAATGAACCGAGAAATTAAATGTGATTTTTGTGAAAAAAGTTCATATAATTATGGAACACACGAACATGAAAAAACAAAATACATATCGACGTCATAGATGCGGCTTTTGTAATGGTGATACTAAAATCCTGGAAAGACCTATATGGAATAACACATATCATGAATGGCTATGTGACATAGAATGCAAAAATCTATATGAACGTGATTTGATTTTTAAACAAAATAAGGATAAATAATGAACAAATATACTAATGAACAATTAATAAAATATTTATCTCCAATTTCAAATAAAATACAAGTCGGATTTAATGAAATATTTCATCAATATTATATAAATGAAATATACACAGGAATTGTAAATATTGTTTTATCTACTATTTTTATATTAATTTCTTTATTTCTTTTAAAGCTATGCATCAAAAGTTTTAAAAAAGAAAATTCAAACTATTGTAATTTTAAAGCAGAATACGGACTTGGAATTGTTTTAACTACTATTTTAATTTTCATAGGATTCTGGTGGTTTTTCGCAGGATTAGAATATTTAATACTGCCAAAATTTTTAGCTATAAATGATATATTATCTACAATAGGACATTAACAAAAAATGTTCCTAATATTTATAATTCTATGTTTGTTATTTGGAATTCCAATATTTGGAATAATTTGGTATTTGATATCATCAGTATTTAGATTGTTCTTTGTTTATATATTACCAGTTACTGTTGTTGTGTTGTTGTTGGGTTGGTTAATAATGGTTATTTGTCATTAATTTTAAGGGAAATTTTTATGAAAGAAAAAAATTTTGAACCAAAAAAAATAAAAATAAATGCTCCTGTAGAATTTGTATTTACAGAAAAACAGATTAATTTTATTTTTCAAAAAATATCAGAAGAAGTGCAAGGATTAATTTCAAAAGAACTTACTGATAAATATAAAGAAGAAATAGAAATTCTTCAGAATTCATTACGAAAAACAGAATAATTAAGATCTAAATTAAATATTGCACTTTCTGATATAAAAAAAGATCATGCTGATCTTTCTTATAAGTTTAGTAATTATTCGATGGGAGTTGAAAATGTATATGCTGAATTTAAGAAATTATCTAAATATCTAGACTCATCTAAAGATTCCCTCGGAAAAAGCATCTTATAGTTACCCACACATTCTGTGTATAACTCTGTGGATAATGTTATAAATTATATTGTTTTTGGCTTATACGTGACTAAAACTTTATATTGTATAAAGTGTAACCTAAGGAAAAGGACTTGCGCATAGGGACGACTCTATAACGTAAACCTTAGGTTACATGAATAGTATATGAACAACTATTCCAATACGCAATCATATTATATATGATAAAATTTTAACCAAAAAAGGAGATTAAAATGAGAAAATTATTAATTACTTTAATTGGATTATGTTTAGTAAATTCTGCATTTGGAGTTGGTTTTTATAAAACTATAACTTGTCCGGCAACTTTAACATGTAATTATTCTACAGGAGTGTGTAATTTACCTTCTCCAAATTGGACATTAGTTACTAGCGGAAATGAACCGTTTTCTGGAAATAAAACAATTCCATTAAGTAATATTCAAGCATCTAAAGATGTAAATTTATATTATTTTAATTGTCAATATAATTATGAGAATGATGAAGCTGAAATTTATCAAATGGTAAATAAATTATATGGTAATTGGAGTTATTCTGGATTTGGTAAAACACAAGCAGTTTGTACGACACCCACAAATCCTTCAAGTTGTCAGGGAACAATTATTTCATCTTAAAAATAAAATATAAGTCCATTACACAATGTAACCGACTATCTTCTGCGTCTTGCCCAAATAGCTCCATATGCTGCAGCTGTATTGACTGCAAATGTTAATTGTGCAACCAAATAAACCGTTGTTGTTGAATTAACATTAATATTACAAGCTCCAGGATTAGTGATTAGTCCTTGACCAGTCGTAAACGTCGTAGAGATTTGTGAAATACATGCGTTAATAGTACTTCCTATTGGAAGTGTAGCAGATGTTGTATTAATAGCTGCAGAATAACTAGCAATGGTAGTTGCACCATTTACAATAAAAACTATCTGTCCATATACGTCCCAGTCTCCTGCTGTTAAAGAAATGCTTGTCACATTCAAAGGAGTATCAGTAGTAAGTGAAAGAGCAGATCCTATTGCAACAGTAGAACTTATAATCTGACCTACATTTCCAGCAGCAGCTAAAGAGGCATCTATAATACCAACTATTAAAGGTGTTGCAATTACTGGAGAAGTTCCAAATACCAAAGCACCAGTTCCGGTTTCATCGGTAACTGCTGCAATAAGATTTGCACTACTTGGAGTTGCAAGAAATGTTGCGATACCAGTTCCTAAACCGCTTACTCCAGTAGAAATTGGTAGATCAGTGCAATTTGTTAATGTGCCAGAAACTGGAGTTCCTAATGCTCCAGAATTATACAAAACAGTTCCTCCAGTCCCAAATGCAACTGAACTTCCATCTGTTGCTGTCAAGGTTAATGTGTTAGAACAAGTTAAAGTTTTTCCATCAATAATAGTTAAAGTTGCAGATGTAACCGGAGTAGTTATAATAACTTTGTTAATAGTAGTTGCTACTGCTATTCCTAAAATAGGAGTTGTTAATGTTGGCGATGTAGAACCGACCAACATATCTGTGCCAGTTGTTCCTGTTAATTGAGTATTTAAAGCATTAGCAATAGCCATTGTGATTCCTTAGACACAAGTAATTGATCCTTCTGGAGCCCCGACGGACGTCCAAATTGTATCAGCAGTCGTACATACTAAAATTATTGAATCATATCTATTAGAGGAAGATGCGGTGCCAGCTGCTCCTACAGTAGTTGCATTTGATCCGATTTGTATTTGTTGAGATGCACCTTGAGTTATACGCCAACCACCAGCACCTTTACCTACTATTTCTATTCTAGATCCCACTACAGAAGTTATGGGAAGTGATAATGAAACAAGAGCTACATTAGAGGATATATATCCATTATTTATGGATATAGCTTGAGTTGTTCCTGTGACTTCTGTCCATCCAAAAGAAGCCGCGCCACTTGCGGCGATCGCGATAGTTCCAGCGCCATTTGTAACTGAAATATTAGTTCCTGCTGTGATTGTTGCAGGGACTGGATTAGCGCCGGTTGAGCCCACAAGTAATTGGCCATTAGTAAGCGGTCCTAAAAATGTAAATGCAGTTGATCCTTGTGCAACAGGAATAGTGCGTGCTGTTGGACTGGAAACACCTGTTCCCCCTTGAATAGGTGCAACTATTGCTGCTCCCATTATAGTCCATACAGCAGTAGCAGTAGTTCCAGCTGTAGTACAAATATAAAGTTTATTATTAGTAGTATCCAAACAGAATTGATATAAAATACCTGCAACACTTCCATTTGGATTACCAGCATAATGAAGAACTGTGTAAGAATGTCCTAACTCAACCACTTGTTGTAAGGATTCTCTTATAGAAACACCATCTTGAATGGCATATATCACATCCGAAAGATCGGATGCCAATACAGGATCTAATTCCGATACACGCTCATATAAAATATCAGGCATTGTCAAAATCCTTTTCGACAAGTTTTATAATTTATAAATTATGCGTTTTTTATTAAAGTGCACAATTCCAAATTATCAAAATTAACTGTTTTTGAATTATCAAGATCTGTAACAAAGTTTTTTAGAAAACTTAATTCATCTGCTATAAATTCAAATTCTACGTCTTCAATTTTTGGAAAATTTTCATAAAGCAATCTTTCTGCTCCTCTTTCATCTTTTTCTATGATGATATTGGTCTCTTCAGCTGAAAATTTTACTTTATTAAAAATATCCATAGAAATAAAAATGTCTTTCATATTTCCTGACTTAGGAATCGAATTTAATAACATAATACGATTTTTAACATTTAATAACATTATTTTATCCTTTATTTATTTTTTTGTTAAATAATACCCCATTCTGCTGGATGTAAATATTTTCCCTGCATATTAGGTTCTTTTTCGACCTCAGGAACTACTCTGTTTTCATTTGCAAATTTATCTTGACGGATACCAGTTACTTGCCAAGATATTTCAGCACCTTCTGTACCACCTGAAATTTCAAAAGAATTATTGCTTATTTTTGACTTGATGTATACCGATTGAAAACTTCCAACAGAAGTTAATTGAAATCTATGATCCTTATTAAGAACTTCAAAATAAGATGGAAGTTCAACAATAGCTTCTCCGTTAACATCTAATATTACATTTCCATTATAAATATTCATCATATCTGGTGATTCAACAAAAGAATGATAAAGATATTTATTTTCTGGATCTAATGGATGGTCAATTTTAAAAGTACCAGAACCTTTACTTAAAGCACCGACAACTGCCAGTGCCGTTCCAGTGAGTGTCATTCCAACAACGGGAGCATCCGCAACTCTAGTATAAAATACAGTTTTAGAATCGACATAATCTGCATCTAAAGGAGCATATTGAATAGCACCCGATAATTTTACCGTTCCTACTGTGTCTGTACCTCCAAAATTAATACCGGCAATTTTAGTGGTATTGTTGGCATTACTAGTATTTTGAATAGTTTGAGAAAATCCGGTTGCATTACTTTGTTCTAATGTCAAATTTGCAAATGTTGGCGTAGAGGTAGTGGCAATACTTTGAGGCAAAGATAAAGTAATAGATCCGCTTCCATTTGCTACACTAACTTGATTAGAAGTTCCAGTCAATGTTGCTTTTGTTAAGGTATTTCCTGAAGAATTACCAATCAATAATTGTCCATCTGTATAAGTAGTTTGGCCTGTTCCACCATTTGCAACTGGTAAAGTTCCAGTGGCTTGAGCAACTGGAATACTTGTACAATTTGATAAATTACCAGAAGCGGGAGTTCCTAATACGGGTGCTGTAAATGTTGGAGTAGCAGATCCTGATATCGTAATACTTCCGGCGCCATTAGTAATTACCATATTGGCACCTTGTGTTAAATTTGCAGCCGCAGGTGTCCCACTTGTTGTTCCTATAACAATTTGTCCATCAGTTAATGCAGATGTCCATGAAGGAACTTGAGAAGCATTTGTAATCAAAATACCACTAGTGCCATTAGCAATTTGTCCCATTCCATTAGCAGTTGCGCCATAAAAAATTCTATTAGCAGCACAAACTGTTTGATAAACCATATCCGTCCAAATTGGAGCAGATCCTCCTTGAGACTGAATTATTTGTCCTGATGTTCCAGCTGATAAAACTGCCATAGCAGTTGCAGTCGAATAAATTATTCCCCCATTGCTCGGGGTTAAGTTTGCATTAGTTCCTCCATTTGCAAGAGGCAATATCCCGGTAATTCCGGAAGTGGGAATATTAGTGCAATTACTTAAATTTCCGGATGAAGGAGTTCCAAGAGCCGGTGTAATGAAGGAGGGTGATGTGTCCCCTACAAATTTTCCGGTACCTGTTTGATCAGAAAGATTTACATTAACAGCATTATTAGTTCCAGATACCAATGTATTTAAATAAATATTTCCTTGAGGAGCGCAATAAGTAGTCCACGTAGTATTTGTAGTAGTACATATTAAAGTTATAGAATCAGTTGCATCTGTACTTTCAACATAATCTCCAATCCCTGTAACAAAAGATTCTCCCACTTGAATAGTTTGACCAATACCAGTATTTATTCTCCAACCGCCGACGCCTTTTCCAGTAATATTTACTAAACTACCTATAACAGCTGTAGCTGGTAAAGAAAATTCAATTCGTGCACCATTATTTGAAATATAAGCTGTATTTACAGAAATCGCCTGCGTCGCACCTGTTACTTCGAGAGTAGTTAAAGCACCAAATGTAGGTGTAATCCATTGCAATCCTGTGGTTTGAGCAGAATTTGCAGATAATACTTGACCATTAGTTCCAACAGCTAATTTTGCAGCTGCAGTGCTCCAAGTAAATAAATCACCTTTTGTATTTACAGGAATAAATGAACTGTATGTAAATCCAAAGTCATCTGTTGCTCCATAGGGAGATCTGGCTAAATAAAAAATATCATTAGAATTAAATGTAGTGGTAGGATTTGCTAAAAATACTTGACGCCAATTTGCACTCATCTCTAATTATCCTTATAAATAAAGCATACTTGTTCCATCAAGTAGCAGCATATCAGTCCCATCTAGCAAATCCATGTCTCCTGAAACTGGAGGAAATGGCACACTTTGTTCGCTATTTTTTGTGGTAAAAACACTTTCAGTCCCAAAATTAAAATTAAGACCAAAAGGAAAATCATTATCACCCTGGCGCATATAAACTCACACTCACTTCAGCAGTTGCATTATTTGTAATAAAACTAATTGTTGCCGCGGTTACTCCATCATCTTGGGTAGATTTAACTCTGCGTGCACTTGGATTTAATTCCGATGTTGCAGCTGAAAATGTTCCGCCGACAGGAATAGCAGCAGTAGCACCTGTAAAATCCACAAATACGTTTGTTCCTGGTTGATAAGAAGGAGAAACAATCCAATATTTTTGTGAAAGTGGAAGTGTAATAGTAGAAGCAGCACCATTTACTAATGTTGCTGAAAATATATTAGTAGAAGGATCTGGTGCATATGCATTAAATCCTTGCGTGTCTCTACCGAAACTTAGAACTGTACTCATAAATTCATCCTTGAAATTAAGAGCTAAAATCATTTTAGCTCGGTTATTGTAAATCATTTAAAGTTTAATAAAAACATTCATAAAGGTTGTTGGTTGAAGCAAATCAATTCTATCTACACCTTCAGAATTTATAGCTGTAGTTCCAGTAATAGTATTATTTGCCGTGCTTGGATAGGTACCACCATTTTGTAAAGAGTCTGCTCCTCCTCCTGATCTCCATATATCATTTTGATCTGAAGTAAATGTATGCAGATGATTGGGTACTTCCGAAGTAGTGCTTGTTCCTTGTGTTCCCCCCAGTGCATTCTGAATAGTATTAGTACCCGTTGCATCCTGAGTGAAAGTTATGGGAGTTCCACCGGTTGCGTCATCTAGTGTAGCTGCTAATTGTAAATGAGTACTATCTACCACAATCGCATAATAAACTACATTATTAAATAACCCAGTAGGCAAAGTCCCAGTAGTACTTAAAACAACAGGATTTCCTGTTTCATAGGTAGCAGTAGATGAAACCAATAAATTTGTAACAGAAGAAGTAGTAAAAGTTAGGGACACAATGCTTGCATTTAATGCAGCAATTACGCGGCCATTACTATAATTTAAATTCATTGTTTTATTAGCTATATAATCAGCATATGCTGATGCGCCTTTTGCGGAACTGATATCCAAAAATTGCTCAGGAATGTTATTCCACAGTAAATTATAAAGTTGCCATGTAGAACTATTATTTATTATGGCAGTAGATGTTCTTGCGCCAATGGAATTCCCGTTAGCTGCAATCCATCCAAAAGGCGTAAAAGTATTATAACTCATTCTTATATCGCCAGTCTTGGGTGAGTTAATTATTGAATCTACCTCATCGTAAGTCTGAAAAGAATTTGCAGGAATTTCTTTACTTAAATAAATAGAAGGTAATGCAAAATTAATATTAAATGTAACACCTGTGGGAACAGATAATACTAAATAAAGTGCATCATCCCCCGTATTTGGATTGACAGTAATTCCACTGGCGCTCGGAAACGCACTCGTCCATGTGAATTTTTTCCATGTGGGTGTTAAATTAAAAATCTTTGGAAACAATACGGTGGGAGCGGCTGTTCCACTTCCAGGAAATTGATAAATACCAACTGCTATTTGATTATTAGGACTTCCACCTACCATTTGAGCTTCTATCGTAAATGTAAATAATACTTGTTCTAAATTCTTTATATTAAGAACAATTGGCCATTGATAATATTTAAATGTTTCACCTGAGGTTTGTGGAGCAGTACATTGATGATTTACATAATACTGAGGAGTAACATCTGCATTAGTAGTGCTCAAGGGATTAAAAGGCACTATTCCAGCAGTAAATTTTTTAAAAGAAACTGTTTCAACGGCTCCTGTTACAGCTTTAAAAAATTGCATATTAGGCATACTAAAACCATCAGAAGCGCTTGGACACAAACCACCCAATGCAACAGTACTCGTTGTATTGGTTAAATCAAAAGTAATTTCAGATTGATTGGAAGCATATACAGAGCCTGTGGGACCTGCTCTCCAAAATCCATTATTCACAATGAGATTTTTTAATACATCATTTGCAGTTCCCGCAGTTTCTGCATGAGGATCAAATGGCCAGTTTTCACGTGTAAATTGTCTTTGTTCTTCTGAGCTATCGACAGTGATATAATAAGGTTCTCTTACTGTATTATCAGATTCGTTCCATGGAAAATAAAATGGTAATACATCTGCTCCAAATTCATTTATTACAGTTCCTGACCCGGAAAGTGTAAGTGGATTTGGGAGTGCCAAATAAGTATAAGCCCCTGGAACGCCAGATTGATAATACCAATTCTTAAGAACAGTTCTCGCATTATCTCTATAGCAAGTAACAATACCAGCGGCTAATGCTTCTCCTGTATCCTTATCCACGAGATATTGCTGCAGATCAACTGTAGTGACTAATAAGTTCTCTTGTATTGGCATTTTACCATCCTTGGTAAATTAAAATTTTATTTAAATATTTCTTTATAAGCTCTAGGAATTTCTCCTAATCCGGTCAATCCCAATCCCGTCATTCCTGCATATTTAAATCCTTTTTTAAGAACTCCAGGAGGAGCGCTTTCTTTTAATCTCTGTATATTAAGATTTTTAATAGAATCTACAAGTGGATTATTTAAAGGAATTTTATTTTTTTCCGCAGCACCACCTATATCAGATATTAATTTATCTGGATCGACTCCTAGAACTTTTCCAGCTGTTTTTGAAAGAATATTTCTTAATAATTCAGTACTTTTTAATGGATGCAAGTATTGATTATAAATTTGATTTACTTTTTGAAAAGCTGGAAGTGCTTGACCAGTTGGATCTTTTGAAAAATGATCTTCTAACATTTGCCCAGTAATATTTCTAGCTTGTTTACTTGCATATATTCTATCTGATCCCCCTACTGAAGCAGGATCAGTTCTAAATATATCATTTCCTAATTGGCGATGAAGTTTCCATAGATTATTACCGCTGCCAACCTTAGTTGGATCTTCCATAAGTTTAGAATGCAGAGCTTGGGAATTTTTAGATAATCCTTCCCTAATATCTTCTGGAAATATTGATTGTGGGGATGAAGAAGGGTCATTATCAAATAATTCAGGATGAGTTAATTTTAATGAATCTTTATTAGCATCATAAAATCTTTGAACTTCTTGGGGCTTAAATATTCCTCCAAACATTCCTTTAGAAGGATCAGCATTTGCTAGAGATTCTTTAGTTAAATAAGGATAAACATCTACACTACTCTTATCTCCACTCAAATAAGGTTTCAATGGTTTTAATGCATTATTTTTAGCATCATTAGCATTATCATAAAAATCTGGAATATCTTTTTCGACCAACGCATTTGAAATAGCTTGAGATCTTGGAATTCCTTTTAAAGTCTTTGATCCAAATGGAATAGACTGTTTAAATTTTGGAGAAGAAATCTCAGCACCAATTTCAGAACCAACTTCAGGACCAGCAGTTTCTGCAACACTTCCTGCGCCTCCTAATAAACCTAATGCGTAAGGAGAAACAGTTGCAACGGCTTTTTCTATTCCTTGATTTACAGGATCTTGTGAAACACCTAATTTCTGAGAAATGGGATAATTTTCAATAGGATTTGCAACTCTTTGTGCTAATTTATTTAATCCAGTACCCAGTCCTGCTACTTCTGGATATGCGGGAGAGTGAAACATGCTTTGCAGGCCTTTCCCAATTCCACCTGCAATATCCGTTAAAGTTTGCCCTATAGTAGGTTGTTGTGCTCCTGGATCCATACTATAGGTCAAGGCTTGCATTATTGTATTTGGATTGGCTTGTGCATCTTCTCTTTGTGCCATTTGGGTAAATGCATTTATTGAACCATTGTTAGAAGCAGGAATATTTGATTTTATCGGATTGGCAGTTGCAACAGATCCATTACCTTCTTGAGAGGCCATATGCATAAAAGCATTTAATGAATTAAAAGCGAGTGCCATTTTTTATGTCAATCCTTTCATGTATAAATTATGAGCGTACTGAGCACGTTGTGACGGGGTTAATTTCAGCCAAGGTATTTTATTTCCTTTGTTACTCATATACTCTTTTCTTGCATTATCATATGCTCCTTGTAATGCAGACGCATCCGATCCTGGTATGTAAGACGGAACACCAGAATTTTGTGGAACTGCATTATTGGTTGGAATAGGAGCACTTGGATTCTGTGCAGGATTTAAAAGCTGTCCCGTTGCTGATTTTCTTGCAATATTTTGACGACTTTCCAGCATTTTTTTAAGCTGCGGAATCATCTGATCAATTGTAGATCCAGTATTTTTTCCGCTGATTGTGCGCGTTAAAAAATCTCCAGGAATTCCAGCTTGTCGTGCTAATTGAATAGCTGCATTTTCTTTTTCATTATAAGCGAGAGCTGCAGGATTACCTTCGACATGTGATTGTAACCATCCCATGGGACCCCCATATTGCTGAGCACTTTGTGCTAATCCTGGCAACATAGGAATTAAATTTTGCAATGCCCCGGCTTGTGCACTTTGCTGATGCCCAACTCCAGGATGAGTTTGGCCAGCCATTTGAGCGCGCATATGTTGTACTATCTGTTGATTAGTACCCACTTGAGTGCCGCCATTTTGCATGGTTGGTGCAGATCCTGGATAAGATACGGGTTGATTATTTTGGCCACCCATAGCCGGGATACCACCACCAGGCACTCCTGATTTTTGAATATTGTTTAACATATTTTGTGCAAAAGCAGCAGAAAATGGATCTTTTGAGGTCATCAAACTCTGTATGTCATTAGCATATGTTGGATTATAAATTATATGCTGTGCCAATTGCGCTTCCACGGGTGCTTCTTTTGCAAAAATCTGAGATTGTTGTTGTGCAGGCATAAAATTAGTTTTAATACCGGCTTGTTTTGAAGCTTGAATGGCCTGGACTAATTTTTGATTAGCAAGTCCATGGGCTACGCGAGCTTGAGCTGCTTGCTGCATAAGCTGCATAACTCCGGCACCCAAATTTTGCATATTAACACCCGCCGCTCCTCCTGATTGCATAGGATTAAGCAGTGGAGATTGTGCCATTGTAAAACCCATTTTATTCTCCTATAAACCACTAAAGGCAGCTAAATCTCCGATCCCACCCGCAATATTGCTAAATATTGAACCTTGATTTTGGTTTTGATTAGCTTGACCGGCATATGCCATTTGAGCTTGATTAGCTAATGCTTGAGAGATGTTATTAGCAGCTCCCATGCCTGCTTGCAAACCACCCTGATACATTCCTTGCTCACCTTGTAATCCTTGTCCATACATTCCCATTGCATGATTAAGATAATTGTAATAATCCTGATTTGCCATACCTGTGGCAACGCCCATGTTTTCTTGTTGTCCCATTGGGGACCCGGCCATTCCACCTGCTGCTGCACCTTGATTAGCTCCCATTAGAGCTTGATGAAGCGCAAATTGGAATCCAGGAGATTGATGATAACTCGATCCAATTTGATTAAGTACACCGCCTGGATTAGATAAAAGACTGCCATATTGTCCCTGAAGATTTTGACCAGCTTGTTGTCCCATTTGATTATAAGGATTCAAATACTGCTGATTAACTCCCGATATTTGATTTAAATAAGGCATTCCTGCAGACGCAGGATTTTGTGATGGATCAAACATTCCCATCAAACCCGCACCTAAACCGCCAACTCCTGCGGCTTCTCCCATGTGATTCCAAGGCAATCCAGCCATAACCTATTCCTTTAGGTAAGTGTGAACGTCTTCCATGACGCACTTGTAACATTTGATGATGGATCATCAGTATTTTGAAAAACTATTATAAACATTTTTGGTACATTATTCGTAGTATCATATACCATTTTACCTGCAATATTTGGTAATAATCCCAATGGTTTTAAATTACTTCCCAATGCAGTATAAGGCGCTTCTATAGTGTCCAAATCACTTTCTGGCAATTGAGGAATTTGTATACCCTCATTTGTAAAATTCTTTTGCAGTCCTTGAAATACTGAACTTAATCCTAATCTCCAGTTTTCAGTAAAGTTTCCATTTTTATCCACGGTTGGCGTCCCACGTGGGAAATCTGGAAATATAGATTGTCTTTGTTTTATTTGTGTAACCATCCATGGCTCCTATGTTCCACGTGGAACATTAAATTCTTATATTTGCAATACCATCTGTGCAAACAAAACGTCCAATACCCCAAAATCTGAACTGACATACTGCATCATTTGCAATTCCCAATTGCCACCACATCAATCTATTTTTACGCTTCCCAATAGGATTTAATTCATAGGAAGCATAAGAACTAAAAGATGCTCCCCCGTCATATGAGATCGATAAATCAACACGTGGCACTGATTGAATATAAGAAGGAGGGTCAGGGTTAGGCGCAAGTTGTTCTTCAATTATAACTACGGTATCTTCTTCATCTTCAGTGATCAGAACATCAAATTCTTCAGTTAGCAATCCTATTTGAAATCCAGGTAAAGGGTCTGCTTGTTGTAATTGATAATCAGTAAAGCCGGTTTCAATCGTAAAACCAACATCATTAAAGATAAAATAATCTTGAGAGGGCAAACGAATATTATCACACACTCTAATACGCGGTATCTCGACTGTTTCTACGGTACCATTAGGAAGAACATTATCGTAAGTAGTAAATATTGTATCGAAAACGAAAAGATTCCCATTATCTTTTGTAATGGAGAAATATTGATTATTAAACCAAACTACTTGTCCCATAATATAATAGTTCATATTATGATCAGATGCATTGAATATTTGCTTCGTATTAAAATCTACAACGAATGAAATATTATCTTCGTAGAAATTTAAATGATAAAAAAGATGACCGTTTTTCCGATATAAAAATCCTTGCGCCGATTGTGGATTATCGATTTCTGATAACTGATAATCAATCCCATCTGTAGTTATTTTCTCTGGCATTCCGCCTGTAGTATACATGATCACAGGTCCTGATTTTTCATTACGTGCAAGCCAGACAACAACCTCATCCATTGAAGCAACCGTTGCTGGATTTAAACATCCATAGTCTATCGAGGACTGATTCTGTCGTTGATAGGGAAATAATTGAGCGCCTGTATCATACCAAAACTCAGTAACGGTTTCCCCCATTACAAGAATCATATTACCTTTGCTTGGGAATCTTACAACAGCCTGTGTATTGTCGGGTTTAGTTTCCAAAAGACCTACAGTTTGTGCAATATCAAACCACAAAAATCCATTATTCTGAGATGATAATCGCCATGTGTTATTTGCAGGAGGAGAGTAGAAAGTATCATCACTTGCTGCAGCTAAAAAATAGGTATCATGAAAATTTATATAACCCGGGGTAAAAAGCGTATCTATGATAAAGAAATTGCTTTCAACGACAACTTGCCAAATCCCTACTGTAATAGGAAAAGTAACCGCTGTATCATTATTGATATCGGGAATACTAAGTGCTAACTGAAAAGTAGTTTCATCAGTTGTACTATCGTAATTAAGATTAAAAATATAATAAGTGGTTTCATCATTAAGACCCGTTGGCAAGCTGGCACCTGATAATGTAATAGGCTCTCCTTCTGCAAAAAGATATTGTCCAGTAATGGTAATAGTATTGGCAACCGAAGCATCCCAATCAAAAGTTCCAACGGAAAGATTCGGATCATACAAATAAAGCGCACTATTATCTGATATTAATATCTGTGGTTTATTATTCTCAGAAATATAAACAACTCCATTGGAAGTTTGAAGCTGCCCTAATTGACTAACTAGAGGTGCTAATACTTTTTGCTGTTGATGATCATACTGAAGAGTTATTTTATAAACCGTGGAATCAAAAACACCAATAATAGAATTAAGTTTTACTGATTCATAAAGGCCGCGCCCTTCCATTGCATTTTGAAATGCCGTCGATTCAACCCCTATTTTATATCCAGGATAAGGAACTAGCCATCCATCTGAAATAGTCATATTATAAGTCTTCTGACTATCCATTTTCTCGTATAAACCAAATACACTTGAGCCTACCATTTTCAAGGGAACTTGCTTTGTATTTTGTCCGCGTTTTACTGGCATTTATCACCCCGAAGTAGGAATATATCCGGTGAATATACCAATTGATTGTAAATTAACAGGTGAACTTCCTTTCGTGAGAACAGATACTTTCACATTAGTAAGGTCAGGGGGGGACATATACATTAATTTACGGCGATATGATTGTAATATAGCAAGCTGTCTATCCGTGAGAGATACACCATATTGAGTTGCCATATAATCAGCAAGAGACCATCTTAAAAACTCTATATAAGAAGTGTCCACTGTTAATGAAAGATCAGTATTAAGATTTACATCAGCTAAAAAGAATTTTCCAAATATATTAAGTGGATATGCTTGATCTGGAATAAAATAGAGATATAGATCAATCCCACCTACTACACGCAGATAATCCCAATTAAAAGGAAGGGTAGTTATATTATTGACACGCGATGATCCAAAGTAAGTCGTATGACTTTGTTTGCTCATTGCATATCGAACTTCCTGAAAATTGAAAGTAAGTGTATCAATTTCAGCACATCCTTCAATAAAATACTTTTCCTGATTAGGAACGCATTCTATTTCCTGGTTGTAAGTATAATAAGGAATATATTCTGTTTGAATCTGCATAAAGTTCAGCAAATTATTCAAAAGCGTCAAACCTTTGTTAATTTGATAACCATCTGTTGACTGTAATTCAGGTGCGATTATTCCTGAAAGTTCCCAAGATTCATTGATCAGGGTGCGCGCTGTATAGACCATCGACACCTCATATGAAATGAGAGCCCTCTTTCGAAGGCCCTTAATTTTTTACAAGAAGAATGTAAAACCAGCAACGAGGACTGCAACTGCATCGCCGGAGTTACTAACCTTGTAATCCACAGTAGGAGTAGAAACGCTACTAATAGTAGTGGGTTGTGCAAATACCATAACTTGATCACTTACAACAACTGATGTAACTTGACCTGTGATTAATATTGCATCACCTACACCATTACCAGGTGTAAAATTCAAGGTACGACTTGCCGCTCCTGGAGTAAATGCAAAATTCAATGCTACTGGCAAATTATTAACATTAGGAACAAATGCTCTTAAGTTAACAGCAGTGTATGTAGTTGCATTACCCGCAGTAATTGCAGTTGCAATAGGCGCATCATATCTAAAGATACGTTCATGAGCTGTGCCTGCAACATTCATTAGCAAGAAATTTGAACTACCATTTGTAACTGCATAACCAATTAAACGTTGAGAATCATAACCTGCCGGCATTAAAGGTGATGGCGCACTTCCAGATGCTAAATTTGCAAGCGTTGCAATCACACCAGTTGTTTGTTGAAAAGAAGAATCACCAATCAAAAATACAGCATAGACTGAACTTGCTCCTAAGGAACCCGTATCCAATCCATTAACCCCAGTTGTAGTTGCATCTAATACTAAAGGGGACACTACATAACCCCCTTCAAAATTTGTGTTTGTGCTACCAACTGTTAAATCCATTACATTGTTGCTATCACGTGCAATACCAGCACTAACATTAAGTTTTGTATTAGGCGTTGTTGCATCATTACTTACAGTTAAGCCGCTAATCCATAAAGTAGGAAGACTTGCCGCTTGATAACCTTGAATAATAGTCATTTTAATTCTCCCTACAATTATTGAGACATTGGAACAATAACGCGCATCGAGTAATCGGGAACAATTAAGCTTCCCCATACCGACATGAATTTAAAGCCCATTTGATTTTGATCAAACAATGCACCATAGCACAGACAGATCGACGCACCTGATTCTTCATCCATTTTTGAAGATGAATAGAAAGGTGATTGATCAGGCAATTGAGGCATTGCAACAAAGAATGCATCATCATTAATCACACCACCTGCTCTATGAGAAGGTAAGAAAGTAATTTGCATACCTGCAGCAATTGCATGGTTAATGTTTTTGTTTTGGCCACCGGCCCAATTCAATGCTGGAGTAATGTTAAAAGTAACAGTACCACCACTTGAAGCTGCATCTGCAGTTACACGGAATTGCACAGGATTAACAGATTCTGATGTGCCATTATTAATAAATGTCAAATAACGCATATCAGGTTGACCACTCACACCATCATTAAATTCACCCATATCGCCTGAGAAGATTGCTGTACTTGAAGTACCCGCACCTGAACATGTGATTTGAGTAACCGCTTGACCTGTTTGATCATTTGTTGAAACGACTGTTAATACAGTTCCTGCTACTCCTAAAGTACCCGAAGTATGTGTGGGTAATAAGTTTGATTGATAATAATTAACAGGAGGAGTACCGAAAGTACCAACTACCCAATTATCAGCAATTTCATTATTACGATTGTTAGCAAATTGTGTTAATCCACTACCAACGATTGATGGAATAATATAATCAGGTAAGTAAACATTAAATTTACCATTTGCAACTGCACCATAGTTTTTATAGAACATTTGCATTTCAGCTAATTGGTTAAAGCTTGAAATTGGTGTAGTACCATTACCATAAAAACGATAAGGACCGGAAAATGTATTTTTCAAACCATAACTTGGTGAACTTGGATCTTGATTTGTAACAGAAGAATCGAAGTTTTTACCAATGTTTGTTTCAATAGAGTTACCTAATGTAACAATCGCACCTTTTGCCAACATTGTTGTAAATTCTTCTGCAGAATTATCAAAGTTGAATATACGTTGTTGGTTAGTAGTGCTGATTGAAACGTTACCTGCTTGATCACAAGTTAATTGTGTCAAGCGTTGAGTGATTGGTTGCCATACAGGTGCCAATCCATTTGAGTAAGTAAACTTGTAAGGAAGAGTCAAGGATACAGTGGATCCTAAATTTGCTACCTCAGTTTGAAAATCTTTAAATTTCAAATTCGCCGTGTTTAGAAAACAACATTCGTTAAGCATGTACGCAAGCGAAGAAGGTTGGTACGTTTGGACGGCCTGCAAAATATTATTCGGAAACATATGGGTACCCCAATGATTTTTAATCCATTAAAAAACATTGAGTCGTGGCTATTTTTTCGAGCTTTTAAACATTGCTCGATAGTCCGAAACAGACCTTGTGCCATTACTCAAACCTACATTTGTTTGACGCATTTGACTCAAAGGCTCATTTGGAACTCGAACATTTGCAGCTTCTTGGGCATTCTTAATTGATTGCGCCAATCGTTGCATTTCGATAATAGCATCGGGACCTGATCTTTCAGCTAAACTTTCCAGATTAGCCATCTTAATTCGATTCTTGCCTAGCTCATAAAGAACATCAGCCGCATTATCAACATGTGAAGCTAAAAGCTCTACCGTGTTAGGGAATCGAGTCAAGTTCATATCACCAGTAACTTTCTCGAAGTCAGCGTATTTATCTTTACCCTGAGAGATCTTAGTAGTGAACTGATTTACAATTTGATTGGCATATTGTTCTTGCTGCTTTTGTTTTGTATCAGCAATCCAACTTTCCCGATCACGTTGCACAGTTTCAGAAACAATCTTTCTAATCTCATCCTGATAATTTACAGGATTGCCCTGTGAAAATTGGCCTGGATGGCTATTTGAAAGCCCATTATCAGAATATTTTCTTTGAGCATATTCGGGTTGCTCTACAATTAGCCGTCTCTCACGTTCACTAGCTTCTTGTCTTGCGCGCCTAACTAGATCAGTTACTTCTGATTTACTATAAGTTCTTTCACTAACAGAGTCAGTTGGAGTACTTGGAGTATATTGAGATACTTCAGGTACCGCTGACGGTGTTAATACAGGTGAAGACATCCCGTCTTGACCGCCGTTCATTCCAGTTGAACTATCCATCATTTGCATCCTTGCTATTAACCCCGCAACGGTAGGCAGCATCATGCCACCACCTTTTTACGATAAAGGTATCGGACTATTACCGCGTCACCGTACCCTGAACTCTATATAACCTATTCAAATATTGCAAAATAGGATGAAAAGAAATACAGTTTTATGCTGTATAATATGCAAATTATTATATTTTAATAACTAAATAGGAGAGCACTGGATGCTTGAAATCTTTGGAAAAAAATATGTAGCGAGCAAAGAAGCAGCTGCATTATTGGGTCATTCTAAATCATGGTTAGAAAAAATGAGAGGTGTAAAAAAAAGTCCGCCTTATATGCAGATTCATGGAAAAGGAAAAGTTTATTACGATTATGAAAAACTAAAAGAATGGATAGAGAAAAATAAAAAAGAAGTATATTAAAAAAATGGCCAATAAATTTTTGGCCATTTTTTCATTATTATTATTATTATGGAGTAGTACCAGATACTGCAATCCATTGAATACGAGAGCCGGCGCCGGGATCTGCTGTACAATTTATTTGAAATGAATCTACAGCTGCCAATATATCAATAACTGATGATGGATTAGGTGTAGGACCCCAGAAACCAGCTGTTATTATATAAGCAGCCGTTATTCCAACAGCAGGAATAGTATAAAAAGTTCCAGACCCACCAAATGTACCTGAAATCCCTGAATTCATTACTAAAGCACCACCTAAAGTGCCTGTAGTATCCTGAAACATAGCTAGAGCACCAGAGGTAACAGTTCCATCCGTCATAGCAACCGTGCTTAGAGCTGTATTTGAAGGTGTATAACCTGCTGCAATTTTTCCAGTAGTTCCTGAAAATTTAGGAATTGTATTAGTAGTAACTGCTCCTGTTATATTTACAAGTTGTCCTGTAGCGGCCCCTACATCAGGAATACTATAAACAGTTGCTTGCGCATGAGATGCATTGCTAATAATTACATTAGTATTTCCAGAATTTGATACTGCTTCAATCTGCAAAGATCCTGTCGCAGCAGTTGCTGGAAAGGATGCTAATACTCCTTGCACTCCTGAAAGACCGGCTTGAAGATTGCCCGCATTAACCGCTGTGGCCACATCTTCAGTAATATCCCCATTAGTATTAGAATAAACAGCAATATGATTTACAATTGTTGGAAGTGTAGCATTCACCCCAGTTGCAGATGTATATTCAGATAATGTAATAGTTCCATTTGAAATACTTACTATAAATATTCCAAAAGAACCAGTTGCTGGATTATTTCCAGTACATGCATAGTTTACAAAAAGCACATCTCCTTGACCTACCGGATTTGCCATCAGCCCTTTAAATTGATTCAAATAACCTGCTGCTGTTAAAGTCGCAAGATTTGCAGTAGTAGCTAAAAACTTTACATTTGTGAAGTTGCCTACTTGACCGATAATAGGCGAAGGACCGCTGAGCAAAGACATAATATTCTTCCTTGAATAAAATGATTAATTATTTTTTGCGACGAGTAGTTGATACTTCAGGTGCTTTGTAACCTACTTTGTCATTAGGACCTTGTTTTGTTACATTGCCTAATTCGTTTTGAGTAGTACCTGAGATTCTATCTTGGAAAGTTGTACTTAATTTTCGCGTATCTTTCATGGCAGCATCCTTGCTTGAGTTAAACTGGGGTTATTATGAGCTACTATTGATCTTACAGTCAATCTGTGTCGGTCTATTCAGATAAATGCCTTATAAATTCATCCAGACTTACAATTGTGGTTGTATTTTTCCCGCTCATCCTAGAGACCATATCGGCTTTTCTGCCCGCAGTAATATTATTCTGAGCACGAATATATTTATTGTCTACAGGCCAGCATTCTTTGGATGCATCAAGAAAACAAACCCATAGCAGAGAAGATTCTATCCCATAGTCAATAATTGCATGAGCAATCCCTTTTCCACCTTTACAGCTATCATGGGATTCAATATAGACGGGAATAGAAGGATTAAGTTGCAAGATTGTCATTTCTTCTTCATACCTTTCAATGTTTCCGCAAGACGTGATCGCTGACCCAATTTTCCACCTTTCTTGGCCGCTTTATCTAAAATTTTTTCAGGAATTTTCTTACCTTCTTTAATGCCTAATTCTTTATGTAAAGCACCTGGTTTTTTAATTGCTTTTTTAATCCATTTTTTATCTACCATTTTATTCTCCTTCTTTTAAATCTTTTAATACATAGTCACCCAGTGTTAACAAAGTACAAAGAAAATCATAGAATATATCAATATTTTTATTTTCAATATTCATGGATGTAATATCACGAAATTGATACTTTAGATCTTCTATAAACAGCTCAAATTTTAAAATGTTAGCTCTATTAATCATGGTTTTTTTATCTCTTTTATAAATTCGAAAATCTTATCCATAACAGAAAGTCCCATCAATATAATAAAATAAATAGAAATCATTATTAATATCAAATACCATAGATTTTCTGCGAGTATCTTTAACATTTCAAATTTCCATTATTAAAAATAGTATCTAGGATAATCATCATATCCACACATTGAATTTACACATTTTATGCAAAATTTTTCATCTTCATTTTCTGAAAAAAATTTATTAAAATCTACCTCATAAGATCTTCTCTTACATCTAACACATTTTGGATGTTTTGAAATTTTTACTTCAATTTCATATCTATCCCCATCATTATCTTCTAATAATTTTATACACACATCTGATACATTAAAAAAATATATTAATTCACCTAATGTAGTATAAAGTGCACCTTGTAAATATGCATATCTTTCTGAATCTTTGGTAATAGAAATAATTACTTCAGCATCAATACTTCCACCTATTTCTTTTGATTTTCTTAATTCTTCCAATTTATAATTAACTTCGTTTCGTAAAGGAAGAAGTATATCTATAATTGAACAACTTTTATTCATTATTTCTTCTTCTTATCTTTCTTGTCTATTTTTTTATCTTCGCGTGCTTCTGAGTATGCAATCGCAACGGCTTGTTTTTTTGGTTTCCCGCGCTTTACTTCTGTTTTTATATTTTCTTTAAATGCTTTTAGGGATTTACTTTTTTTCAATGGCATAATTATCTCCTCTTTGATTTTATTTCTTTAGCATTTAATTTACCTTTTGATACTTTAATCATTACTTCTTCTTTTGGTTTTTTTCCAGTTTCAGTTACTTTACCAAAGGCTGCTTTCTTTTTATCTTTCATTTTTATTTCTCCTCGTTAAAATGTTCTGCAAATTCACTAAAAATAGATGCAATATTTTTTTTTAGAAATGGGAATTTCGTTTTTTAAAAGCGTCATATTAAAATTTTCACCATACATATTAATATTTATAATGAATAAATCTTCATTCCAAGTACTCCAAATATGAATACTTTCTTTATCTATTTCTCTAAATTCATCTGTGTTTTTATCTATAGACACTTCTATCTCCTTTTAACGCGAGAATATACTTCATTGTCATAGAATTTCTCTATTTCACTACTTTTTGCACCATGCGTATGATCCCGAACCGCCATTTCAAACTGGCGTTCATTCATCTTATACTTATTCATGAGTTCACTAGGTTTTCCTTGAGTGACTTCATAATAGCTTAATTTCTTTGTCATATGAAACTCCTATTTATCTTTTTTATATTTTTTCACAGGTTTTTCTTTTGTATCGGCTGTTTTTTTCTCTTTTTCATGCCTGTGCTGCATATCTCTTTCTGCTCTATCATCTTCGATCATATCTTTTCTATGCTGATGGCCCAAATCTAGCATTTCTAGAGATTTATCGGCAAGTACAGTTGAATGTTCAATATGTGCTTTATGAAGTTCCATAGCATCTTTCTTAGCCGACATATGAAGATCTGCATCCAGTTTAGTATGCTCTAGATCAAGTTTTAGCATATCAATCATGTGTTGTTTTTGCATCTTCTCTTGTTCTAAATGCAGTTTCTGCATCTCAATCTGATTTCTCATCATTATAGGATTTAGCTGGCGTTGCGCTTGTTGCATTGCCATCTGTTTTTGTTGTTCTAACTGCTGGGTAAACTCTTGTACTTCTTCTTTGAGTTGCTCAATCCCTCTACCTTCCATGTTATCCAGTAAGAAATTAATACCTTTCTCACCAATAAATTGCTGGAATATTTGAGACATTCCCATAAGCTCTTTTACCATCATAATGGTACGTGATTTCTGAACTTGGAAAGAAGCGCCTGCTTTTATCTTTACATTAAGAAGCCCATCTTCATAGTCGAACTTTCCTACTTCCGGTTCATTAATACGCGTATATTCTCGCTTTCCTTCGGCGGTTCTAATAGGAATTGATCGAGGTGTAGTGTTGTATTTAGGAAACAATTCTACATAAATCTGTGCGCATCTTTCAATTCCTTCCAAGAAACCAACCATATAAGGCATTGCAGCTGCATTGGATTGGGTAGCTGATTCTACAACTGCCACACCTGATAGCTGATTATTATTTATTCCAAGAGAGGCATCATAATTGCCCAGAATTTGCTGCATAAGAGAATCCACCACCGTAAATCCTTGGATAATCTCAGGAGGTGCAGGAATTTTAGGAACAGGTGTAATAGGATTAAGAATAGGCATATTAGGATTGTTTTCATGAACAGAGTTATAAACAATTGCACTTGCATGTTGACCGTCAATAATAGCACGTCTGAATTCAGGTTCTTTAGGGAGTGCTTCTTTGGCGATCATCCATTTGTGCTGTACCTCGTTCTCAACTGCGTTGCTCCACGAGCTGCCACAGAAGTTCTTCATCTTCTGCGCATCTTTGGCATGGTATATGTAAGGTTTTGTGAACTGATAAGTTTCTCCATCATTGCCTTGTTTTAAATACTCAGAATTACCTGAGAAGAAAACAAGGGGAAGCATAGTATAATCAGTTTTTACATATTCCAATACTTTATTAGCAATTACTCTATAACGCACTATTTCTTCTTTAAATGTTTTTCGAGGTTTTCCAACCATTTGCGAAGGAAGAGATATCTCATCACGTAATTCCCAGTCTTTAATCATAGCCTGGTATTCATCATAACGCATGGTTGTGATCTTGCCGGTCTCATCACGAACACTACAAATTTTGAAATGCTTTTTACGCTTTTCATAGTAATCTGCGATTATGACAATCTCTTTCACGCCATTTTTATAAGACCAGTTAAATCCATCAAGTGTATTTGCATAAGCTAAACTTTTTACATCAACACCAGGATATTCACGTTCAAATTCTGATTTCTCCATAGGAAAGAACTCAACACAGAATCTTCCGTCTCCCTTATGAGATCTACGAGCCATTGGATCAAATGCACATAATGTAGGATCAAATACACGATCAAGACATATCTCTTGCTGCATAGACATCGGAGACTTATATTCAGTCGTAATCTTGGCAACACTAAATCCTCCCACAAGCAAATCTTTCCATAGGCAGAATTTCAAAGCAGATGCAGAATCATCGTTGATAATATGATTCATATGCATTTCAAGACTTTTTATTACCTGAACTTCAACCTTATCAGTTTCATCCGATGAAATCTCAATAGAAGGCTCTTGCTTTGAGAACTCACCTAAAAGCCTATCTACATACGCATGGAGAATATTAAACTCCGTGTCAGGCTTTCCCATACCATTTAAAGAAGCCCGTTCAGCATCGCTCCAGTTCGTTTTAAACAGGAACATCTTGAATTCATTAAAGCGCTTGTAATTATCTTTAAAATAATCCCAGGATTGCTTTACATCTTTCTTAATACGATCAAGTTGATCTTGATGAATTTGTGCTGGTAGGTCTCTCATAACACATCCTTGTATTTTATTTTAAAAATAATATTTTATTGCTTCCCGTAAAGACCTGTTCTTAGTCTTTCATAACGGTTATTAGATGCTCCAAATTCTCTTGAAAGGACATCATATTCAACGCTGTTAGTGTGCATGCTGACTACTAATTTGTCTATTAACGCTATCTTGATTGCATCAGCCATTGTATCTGCCAAATCATCATATCGATGGGTGTTATTAGCTGTTATCTTTGCCATATGGGATAAGAACATCTCCGTGTGTTTTCCATTACTAAGAATTGACACATGTCCATCTCCCACATATCTCTGGCATTCTATAAACCGATCCGTCTTTGAACCTGATATCCCTGATCTTTCAATGTTCAGAATGCGTATTCCCGGTATTTCCGATAAAGATGATATCAAACCAGTCCCTGATGATTTCTTCTCAATAGCGGCCATATTAGGTTGTTTCTTATGTCGCAAACAGTTATTCCAAAAGTCAAAGAATTCCCTTTGTAAGTCTTTAGGCTCAATTCTCATTTGAATAGCATCAATACAATGAATGGCGTATTTACCTTGCACTATTGTGTTATTGAACTTAACTGGATAAATACCCCAGAATGACATAGCCGTATAATCTGCATATTGCTTCTGAGATTCAGCACTATCTACAGTAACAAAGGTTGATAAGAACTCAGGTTCTTCATAGAGAATCTTGAACCAATCCTTACGGAATAACGATCCACCTGTAGGCTGAGGATTCTGTTGTTGCTGCGCCCAAAAGGTATATGGGTTGACTTCACGCTCAATCAATAATTGTTCGCGCGATATGATATGAGGAGCTAATGCATTCTCAGCTTCATCAAGACCTGGAAGAATTACATGGCGCCAATTCTGCCCGTCTTTCCCATCAATAATAAATTGGCAAATATCTCCTTCATGCAATCTTTGTCCCAGCAACACTGATCCTACATACGTACTACGTTTTCGCATCTTAATAGTTTCATTGTAATTACGAATAACGCTTTCTCTTCGCACATCAGAATGCACTTCATCTGGCTTATGCAAATCATCCATGATTGGTAATCCAGAGAATCTAGGATTTCCTTTGGAATCCAATGCAGTTTGTAATCCCGCATTAAGACCTGTAATAGAACCTGCACTGCCTTTTGCAACTGTTCTACCTGATCCTGGTTTTGTATCATGGATTACACGAAAATCACCTCGTGCTGAAGAAGTTGGATCAATTCTACATTTGAACAAACGATGAAACAAAGGCAACTGCATAATGGCTTTAATTTCAGCTGTGTGGGTTTCTGCAAGTTCTGACGAATAAGAGATATAAATAAACTGACAATCATGATAATGCGCATAAGCCCAACTTACAAAATAAGTTAATAGAGTTGATTTACCGCAACCAGGAGGAATATTTACAATTAAATTAGATGTTTCAAGTCTAAATAAAGAAACAAGCTCACGACAGACAGTGAGAACATGTGATTCACGACCAATTACATTTCGAACTTCAAACTTACGACCATTGCGCAGGAAATAAAATGTCTTAATAAACTCAAGCAAACTGCCTTGCAATCTACAAGCTTCTATTTCCAATTCTGATAAAGCCATTATTCAGCCTTTTCATAAGCTTTCTTGACTTCTTCTAAGTCTGCAATATTTTGTTTATCTAATACATGTGTAGTAGTTTGTTCGATCTGTTTTTTTTCATGCCATCCAAATCTATTAGCAAAATAAAGCTTCACAAGAGGTGCATTTATCTTTGGATTATCAAGATTTGATTTAAGCCATTTTTCCCAAAAAGCCTGTGATTTGCCCTTACTGCGTGTAAATACGGCGGAAAATTCTGGATGAACATTGCGCCATTCGCTTATGGTATCCTTACAAACATTAGTTGCTGCAGCAAATTCAATAATAGAATCTCCGCGTGCTAATGCTTCTTCAAATAACCTTGGAATATCTGCATGGTATTTAGTTGGTCTTCCACCTTTTGAGTGGGTACAAGTATCATCATGAATATGACTCATAAAATCCCTTTTATTCGTTATTCTTCGTTCCATTTTGAAAGTAAATAGTTACTTCTTTGCAATTTATATTCTAAATTTGAATATCTAAAAAAACAGTTTTTGCAAATCAACCCATCCTTTTCCCATCTTATTTTAGGATTACAGTGAATAGGTCTTCCTAATTCAGATTTTACCTTCTTGCATTTAATGCATTCACTTTTCATCCTCTTGCATACTCTTTCTCAAATTCAATCTCGGCTTCTTCTTTGGTCATTCCCATTTTTACCATCTTACCAATAGCTTCTTTGTATGACTTTGAGCGCTTATCAATGGGAGGGATAGATTCTTCATTCTTATCTAACCTCTTCAAATAATTAGGATCAGTAATGCATTTGCAGTCTTTAGACATTCCACCTAACGTCTTTAACTTCCCTTTACCATTACAAATTGGGCATTTTGGTCCAAGTTCTTTCGAAAAAGCACCAATTGACTTCATTTTCATAAATTTAATCCTATTTTTTACCAAATTCTATCTTAAAAAGATTAAAAGTAAAAATATTTAACAATTTCTTATCAAAAAACACACTTTTCTATTGAATTGTTGATATGTTGTTACTATACTAACAATGTAATGAGTTAAAACAAAAAAAGGAGAATCAAATGCGTAATTCAAAAGGTTTCACTCTAATAGAAATTCTAATAGTTTTAGTAATAATGACTATTTTGGCTTTAACACTATTGCCTAATATTAAAAAATATAGTCAAAAAGCGCAGTTTGCAGATAATATTACTGCTGCAGCTGCTGTTAAACAGGACGTGGAAATGTGCATTGTTCATTATGGCGCTGATTGCGTTCCAGGATCATCAAATGGATCAATCCCAATTACTATTAGTAATTATGGTGGATATGTATCAACTGTAACTGTTTCACAGGATTTGAACAAAATTACAGCGACTAGTGTCTCTAAGTTTGGTCCTAATAGTGATGCACCTTATACATTTATTTTACAACGTACTGTAAACGCTAATGATGTAACTGTTTATTCAGTCGATCCAACAAGTACATGTATTGCAGCGGGGATATGTTAATGGGTGAAAAGTTTTTTAAATTTTTGGTATACAGTTGTATTTTTTCATTAGCAATATGGATGATACTAATAACCATTAAAGTATTTTTATAAATAGCTTTACGACAAAAGTGGCGTTGACAGTGAAACGCATGGTGGTTCTCGAGAATACGCGATTCTCTAAATGATGATCCCGACACATAATATCATCATTCGAGTAAACAGTGTCTAGCCGGTTCAATTCCGGCCTTTTGTCACTTTAATAGGAGAAATTAAATGAAAAATGAAAAAGAATGCGACAGTTGCGCATGTGGAAGACAACCTATTTGTGTTGGTGGGAATCAATGTTCTTTATATGAAGAAGAGCTAGAAGAAAAAGGAGAATTTTAAATGAATATCTCGGAAATAAAAGAATGGGAACTAACGTATGCCATTCTTAAAAGAGATCTTAAAAAACTAAAAAAAGAAGTCTCCGAACATCCTGATCATGTAAAACTTCTAAAGCACTATTTAGAAGGTATTGAAGAAATTATTAAAGAATTACGAACAGATATGGAGAAGCAAAATGAGTATTTCTGATTTAGTAAATCAAACTGAAGAAATTTCAATGGAAAATATTGTAAAACCTAATAATGAAAAATCAAAAGCGCTTTTTAGAATTATTAGAAAAGGAACATTTTGGTATTTACAGAAAAAACATACTTTCTGGAAATTTACTTTTTGGAAAAATATAAGTTATCACACTTATTTTCAGTTTTGTGAAGAAGAATTACAAGCATATTCTGAAGTTGATATTTACTACGATAAAAATAAACAGGAAATAAAATAGTGAATTTGTTAGAAAAAGAACAAAATTTATTCAATGAAGCAGATATAAATCTGATTGAATATATTTTACATATAGTTAGAGAAAGTAGAACAAAAAAGAGAATTGAAGTAAGACTTCAAGGATTATTAAGATTCAGACAAGAGAGAGATTCAAACTGTATTACTTATACTAAAGAGATGATTAATGATTATATTTCCGAAAAGAAAGAAAATAAACCAACAAATCCCCCCGACCCCCCTTACGGGAAGCACCGTTTTAGAACGGCAAAGAACGAAACAAAACATAAGAAAACAGGCATAGAATAAAACAGCTAAAAACAGAAAGCAAGAGGAAATTATGGGAGCACCCCTTCAGAAATTAACCGACCCCTTCTGGTCAAATGTAAGACAATTTAGAATTACGAATGGATTATCAACATCTCGCTTTGCCGAAATGGTAGGAGTAAGTGAAAGCTATCTTTCAAACATAGAGCGGAGTAAATATCTCGCAAATGATTCTGTGCTCCAAAAAATTAAAAAGCTTATCAACACTTAATTAAAATTAAAAAGGACGATTACATGAAAGTTTATAAAATAGTTCATAGAGAATTTGGATCACTTGCTCATTATCCAGATACCGAAAAGGAAGCCCGGGATTTAATTGAGCTCTTAACTAGAAATAATATTAATGAAAAAAAACAATATTACATCAAGGACATCAGTTATGGACATCAAAAACAGAAGAATAACACGCTCTATTGCGTTTAGTGAATATGATCTTCAACTTCTCGAAAAACTAGAAAATAGAATGGGAGAAAGTAGATCATCTATTATAAGACGCGCGGTACTTGAGTTTTATTTAAATCATTACACCAAGGAAAAACAATGATTCTCAGAGAGATTTTAATTTCAGTAAATATTACAATGGTCATTTGGATGAGCATTAATTTATCTAAATTTTATACTTTAGAATCATTTCATAGCTTTAAATATATATTAATATGTGTTGTTGCGCTTTTTGCAAATATATTTGCTCTTTTGAATAATATTTTTAGTTGGTAAAAATATGGGAAAGTTAATATTAATATTAGACGATAAAAAACTTTCTTCTATTATAAGAATATTTGATTTATTTGAAGAATATAAATTTATAGGAATTCTGGTAACAAAAATTACAAAAAATAATAAGTTTTTAAAATGGAAGGAAAATGATAAGTTTAAAATATCGGAACAAATATTGAACAATGAAAAATATAAAATACATACAGATTATAAAGATTTTCTTATTTCGGATGGTTATCATTTTATGAAATTAGAATATTTCTGTAATATGCAAATAATATGAGAGATATAAACAAATGAGATGGCTAGTAGGATTTATTGGATGGATAATATTAGAGATAATTGCACATTATTTAGGATTTGAACTTAATATAAAAATATTATTGTTAATTTTAGCATCTATTATATGGGGACAAATATACCAAGCATTAGATTTTTGGAGAGAATAAATGACGTACCTAGAAGAAATATTTTTGCGAATAATTAAAGCTACCAAAGATAAAACTATTAAGAAAATTTTAGAAGATGAGAAAAAGTCATTAAATGAAGAGCGCTTAAAAATTGCTAAAAAAACTTTGTATATTTTTGAGTGTTTTTTTGAGAGAATTTCTTACACTCAACGATGGAATGATATTGATTGTGACTCAAAATTCTATTATGTGGAGTTAAATGATTTTAAAAATATATATCCTTATTATTGGAGAATAAAAAAAACAAACACTAAAATAATCAAAGTAGTTGAATCATTAAATGAAAGCGAAAAAATAATTAATGAAAAAATTAGACAATTGGAGAATTAAATGAAAACAGAAATAGAGTGGTTTAAGCCTGAAGAAAAAAAGCCTATTGAACAAGGATATTATTCTGTGCTTGTAATATATAATCATGGTACATCGATAGCTATTTATTCTGCATCTCATGATAGGTATACATTAATAAATGAATTTTATAGCTCCATTTATGATATACAAGGATGAGCTTATTTACCGGAGATTTAATGAATAAAACAATTCTTATTACTCACGAAATTATTGGAAGGTTTGAAAATGAACCTGAAAAATATGGAGATTCTTTCCCAGAAATAATTGAAAAAAAACAGTTAAGTATTTATGATGAAATATCCTATATCCTAAAAAAAAGAAATTAAATAATGAGTAAATGGATAAATGTTGAAAAATATCTTGTTTTATAAAATTCCTGACTTTAAATATTTTTTACAACATCTTTATTTATTGAAAGATGATGAACAAGTTGAAAAAGTATTAATTTTATATACCAAAGAAAATGAACTAAAATTCATGGAAATTTTACATTCTATGGGAATGTCCCTTGCAGCGATTGACCTGGGAAAAATAATAATATGCGGAATAAAAATATAATTTGTGATCCCATTTGATGATTTTTTAAAAGAATATAATGAATTATTAATGATAAAAAATAGAGGAGATTTAATAATGCTAAAAAGAACAGATGCATCATTTTTTAAAAGAACAGCTAATGGAGTTATATCTACTAAAACTATTAAAGAAGTTAAAATAACCACACCAAAAGAAGTTAGTGAATCAAAAAATTTTATTAATGATATTCCATTTTTTCTTGCATGGATATAAAAAATGATCATAACTAAAATAGATAATGAAAGTATCTATCAAAAAGAAAAAAATATTGAAATATCTGTATTTGATAAACAACGCGGATTTATGATTAAAGAGAACTTTAATATACAACAAAAGTTATATATAGATTTAAATCCATTTGTAGCATATACATGTAATTTTTTAACAACTTATGCCCCCGGATTTGAAGAGTATGATAATTTCACATTTTACGGTAAAAGAATTCCTCTAAAAAAAGAATTAAGGGAATATATAAATGAACAAAATAGAATTTTAAACATTCCTCATGAAAATGAGGAAATAAAACAAAAAATTGATAAAAAAATAAAAGAGATTGAAGAATTATATAAACAATTAAAATGAAGGATAAAAAATAATGGATTATGGATCACCACCTGTTTTAATAAAAAGTATTATATTAGGAATTTTATTATATTTAGGATTATCGTATTTATTCCATTTCAAAAATGTTAACTCGTCTCACGGGGTTCAGGAAGTATTATATTGTCAGAAGATCCCTTTACATAATTTTTATGAATGCCGCTCGAAATCATACCACCAAAATAATAACCTACTACTAAAAATGCAAGTGATGAAATCTGAGTCGCCATAATATACAGCAAATCATGATCGGTGGGTTCTGTTTTAAAAAAAGCAATAATTATAAAAGATGCAAAAAAACTGAGAACAATAAAAATGCCAATGAGAGTTTGAGTCCAATCTCTACTACCGGTAGCTTTGGTTACTTCAATTTCTCTATTTCTAGCATTAGCAATATCCGCATAAACCATTTTCGTGAGGTCACGAATATGGTCCATCTCATACTGTTTAAGTTTTAAAGCTGCTTCAGGATCTGAATTGATCTTAGAGAGTAAATCCTGTTGATCATTTGAAGATCCAAAGAGAGAAGCTAAACCAGAAACAATAAGTCCAGATCCTGGCAATAAGGCATTCATTGCAGCCCCAAGAACAGGCGCTGACTTACTTACTATTTGCGCTAACTTTGTCATAAGCATCCATGCTATTAGTCTGTATTACTCGTGTTACTCTTAAAGCCCTATTAGGGACTTGATGAGCCCATTTAGACTGCATCATAAAGATTGCAGCATCCTCGAACTTTCCAGCTTTTAAAGCCTCTATAGAGCGTTTAAAGTCACTAAAACCTTTTTCCCCTAGATTATAGCAGAAATCCATAATCGCAGCTTGCCGTTCATGTGATAGAAAATTAAACCACGAATGATTTTCTATAAGGAATTTATAGGTTCTTTGTGTATCGTTAGATAATAAAATATCAGCTTCCGATAAACTTATGCCAACATCATCAAGATTTCGGCCATATCCAATCGTAAGTTTCCCTACAGTATCTAAGTAGGGTTTTAAACGCAGCCCTTCGTCGGCTGCTATCATTTTCTTGAACAGCTTCCACACTTTGTCTGCTAGTATCATTTTCACTTTCCTTATCCGATAGATCTTCAATCAATTTTGATTCACAAGATCTACCACAATTTGAACAAATATAAAAATGTTCAAAATCTGTTTCCACAATTGCATTATGACAACGACTTACTATCATTTTACGATGCCATCCTTTATCTATTCAAAATTTAACCAATACAGAAAAGTAAACACCATGTGGGGAAGGACACGGTGTCCACAAAATCAACACAACAAGGAATTATATACTCAGATATTCTAAAACAGTTTGGACTGCTTCATCTAACCCATAGCATATAACTGTATGATATCCTTTGGATTTTGCATTTGCTAGAAATTTTTTCTGAAAAGGAGAGATTTTAGCTTTTCGCCTATCAGTGTTTTTCATCTCAATAAACATACCTGAATATTTTTGATTTGGGATCATTAAAAAATAATCACAGACACCCGGTTTAACACCCATCAGTTTTAACTTGTATCCAAAACGCGGAGAACATTTTCTCTCATTGCCTATATGAAATAGAAAATCCCAGATATAACCCCCTTTGTATGTCTGCGCCCATAGACAAAAATTTATACAAGATAAATCCTCATCCGAATTATACGCAGGTTTTTTAATTGCTTTGATCATAAATTTTCCAAATATGGAATGAGAATTAGCACAAGAAGCCAAGTGTCATGTACTTTGCTTCCCTAATCTTTAGGTAAAAAATCAAACCAAAATATCATCTTCACCGTTTTTAAACATTCTGTATTTTCTAGCATCCTTTAAAACCACCAAATTTGACTTATAGGAGGTTTTTTCTGCGACAGGTATATTATCATCTCTGTAAGCATTTTCATTATGCCACGCGCTGTATTTTGATATTACGCGCAATCTATCAAATCGCTCTTCGATTGGAAGTGTTAAAGAGTCTGAATCTGATATATTCATTAACCATTCTTCTCTCTCTTTGTATAATTTTTGATCAAATGTTTTGGAAGTAGGTTCTACAAATTCTTTATTCCAGTGCGGGATTTCTTTTTCAGGCGCAATCATTTTTAATTTTCCCGCTAGAATTGCGCGAATTTTGGAAAGCTCTCTCCGTGCCACGGGTGTTTTACCTTCCATTTTTGATAAATTTTCGACAGAATGAATAATTTCTGCTGATTCTAATTTTTTCTGTTCTACCGTCGTTAGAGCATTTTCTTTTTCGACAAGTTTGCATATCTCAAAAAATCTTTCTTTTGTTGGTGGAAAATCTTTATTGAGCTTTGCGGACCGATCTGCCGCCAGCAGTATTATTTTTTTATCAAACTTTTGTAAATATTCACTCCATCGTTTTACAGTCATATCCCAAAGATCCCTAGAACGACTTGTTGTCCAGAGAGATCCGTAATCACAGGAGAAAATACCAAATACTTCAATAATTATTTCATCCATTATTTCTTTCCCTTTCCTGAACTGCTTTTTGCTTGATTCTACGCATTGCGTCCATAAAGCCAGAATGCTTGTCTTTGACAATAGTTTTAGAAACCGAATTAACTTGTCTCGCATCTTCCCATCTCTTCCCAGAAAGATAGGTTGAGGGGAGGGGGATATATCTTTCATCTTGCCATTGATTATCATTTGCATTCCTCCAAATTAAATCCTCAATGATTACATCTAGATTTGTACATAAAATGATCTTATCGAAAATCTTCTTGGCATTCACCTTGTTTTGTTTGCGCGGATAGTTTTGCCAAAATGTTTCAAATTTAGAATTGTCCATTTTTTTATCAAATGAACAAGAATATTTAATATTTTTATTATTATTTATTTTGTTATCTATTGTATTTGTATATATGCTGTTTACCGCTCCCTCGGTTTCCAGGGGAGCGGTAAATAAGGAAGCGGTATTTGGAATATTTTCCACATCTTCAGAAAGTGATATAAATTCTTCTCCACACAAAACTCTTACAACACTTCCTGAAAACCTTCCCGAACTATCTTTTTCATTAACATATTCAATAAGATTCATCTTTCGAAGATTGGACATTATTTTTTCAAGTCTATTACGGCCTATAAGAAAATGTTTCTTTAGCTGGGCATAACTAACTTTCCAGTCAGGTGGCAAACTTGATAAATAACACCAAGTAGCCAATACATATGGATCATTAATATTTTGAATGACTTTATTTGACAGAACTGTATAAGGCACTTTTTGACCAATTATAATTTTTTCGGATAATTTTTGAACAGACATGCTACTTAAACTCCTTTTTAAACAACAACATAATTTAGAAGTCCAATTAAGCTACTCTTACATTTTGTAATTGTAAATAGCATACTAGCAAATAATGTGATATATTTTTTTCTTTAAAAATCGGAGGCAATTAAAATGATTCAAAATAAAAAAGTAACCGGGCTTCAGCGGATAACTCCCAATATTTCTATTGAAACATGGAAGCTTCTGAACAAAATATGTTATATGCAAAACCGATCTCAAAGCGTTGTGGTTCAAGATTTAATTGAAGCAAAAAGAAAAAAGTTTGAAAACATTGTTGACAATATTCGATAGTATGCTAGCATGTATTTGTAAACACAAAAAAGGACGATTCAAATGCGAAATACAAATGTTGTTAATATTAAACCTGTCTATGAATCAGATCTTGAATCTCAAGTAGAAATGGCTCGAGTAATAGATCGTGAAATAAAACGTCTTACAAAGATCTTGGATACACAAAAGAAAGCCATTATAGAGCTTATGGGAGATAAATCTGCGGTCCATAATGCTTTAGGAGGGGTAATTGCTACTCTCTCGGTGGTGACTACAAATAGCTTTGATAAGGATCGTTTTAATACGGACTATCCGGGAGTGTATGATTTTTATACAAAACAAACAGCCACTAAAAGATTTAGTTTTAAATAAAGGATGAGTGAATCATGGAATATAAAAAGCCAGAAATACAACTTAGAAATCTATTAACTGATATCGTGGAAATGCATATCGATAGAAATGGGATTGATTCTCAAATAGAAGTTTCAGATATCGATGAAGATAAAGAATTAAATTTAGCAATTCTTATAATGAAAAATGAAGATAAATCATCTGCTTTTTTTGCAGACAATCTTCAAAATATTGAGCATTTACTATTAAAGTTAATAATAGGAAATGGTGAAGTTATAGAAGACTGTCGATTAGCCTTATCAGATTTATTAAGACACCACTTCCATAATGATATTCAAAAATTATTGGAAGATACTTATATTCATATTTCAACAGAAATACGAGAAGAACAAGGATTACATTTTCATACTGATCCACAAACAGGTGAAGGAGTATGGAAATGAGAATATTAAATCGAACATCTTCAGATAAAAGAAAACTTCAGTATGATTTAAGTGTTCTTATAATTTCACTAATAGTGATTGCATTTATTCCATTTGCATTAAAGCTTCCACAATTTAATCAGGTAAATCACTTCTTAAACAAAGAACTATCTGGAAAAAATAACTTTACAATAAAATAGGATAATTGATATGTGGCGGCATACACTTTGTTTAATTATAATTGGTTCACTTACTTACAGTGTTTCTATTATTTTTTTTGGGGAATTAATTAGATGAGATTAATATCATATTGTCCTATATGTGAAATATTTCATGAAAATAATAGTGAATGTCAAAGAAACGAATGGTTTTATTTAACCATATAAATGAGGTTATAATGACAAATGAAATTTTAACAAATTCTCAGTTAACTATATGGGAAGAAAAATATAAACTTTCAGAGATAAAGAAAATTTATGGTAAAGATCTAACAGATATA